TTGTCTTCCCTTCCCTAGATTGAGTTCGCGACCCACGAGGCGCTGCCGTAGACGAGGTTGCCGCTGCCGTTGTCGTAGAGCCACACCTCGCCGGGCGTGTCGTCCTCGGCGCCGCCCACCCACAAGAGCGCCGTGTGGTCGTCGTGGTAGCTGCCCATGGGCAGGTAGAGCGCCTTCCTGGGCGCCATGGCCTTCGGTATCGCCCCCGCGTCCCAGCCGTCGGCGGTGACGCCGTTCACGCGGCAGGCCTCCATGAAGACCACGCCGAGGACGCACCTCCAGCGCAGGTAGCGCACGGAGCTTCCCGACCCCTTCCAGAGGTAGGCCCAGTCGGTCGTCAGCTCGGAGAGTCGCAGCAGCCGCGAGAGCGCCGAGACGGCGTGGCTCTCGGTGTCGCCCGAGGACATGCCCGTGAGCGTGAGCGGCCCCAGCGAGACGCCCTCGGATGGCGCCGCCGCGAGGATCCCCACGCCGCGCCCCGCGTTGGCCACGTCCAGCGGGATTGCGCAGGTGCCCACCCTCGCCGAGCGGGTCGTGGAGCCGCCCTTGGCGTCCGTGACGGTGACCTCGACCTCGTGGGGGCTCGTGGCCGACGCCGCGAATGACGCCGTGCAGCCGCCCGACGTCCCCGAGGTGGCGCCCGATACGGCTGCGTCTGCCCACGCGCCGCCCACCGCGCGGTGGCGGCACGTCACGGCCCTGGCCTTGTTGGACGGGTCGGTCGTGGCGTCCAGCGACCACGTCCACGAGGCGAGGCAGAACTCGCCCGAGGGGTCCTCGTCGGTGGCCGTGGCGGACGCCACGCGCCGCGCCGAGAGCGAGAGCGCTGGCGCCGTGTAGAGCAGGCGCCACACGGCGCAGAGCGCGAGGGCCGCGTCGGTCGCGTAGGTGTCGCCCGGCTGGTAGGACGCCGCGCCGCCCGAGCTGGTCGCCCATCCGAGGAAGCCGTAGTTCGCCCTCGTGGGGACGGTGTTGGACAGCGTCAGGGTGTCGCCGGCCCACTTGGTCTGGGGGGACGGCGCGCCGGAGCCGCCGTTGGCGTCGTAGGAGACCGCCCAGGACGGCTTGGCGGGGAGCGTGACCGTCGCCGTGGCCGAGCTGCTTCCGTTTCCGAAGCCGCCCGTGACGTTGAAGGTGGCGCCGAAGCTCACCTGCCTCGCCGAGGTGTCGCGCCCGTACCAGGTGTCCCACTGGTAGAAGGTGAACTCGGACCCCGCCGAGTTCGTGAAGGTCCCCTCCCACCAGCCGTCGCTGTCGTTGGTGGCGGTGACGTGGCCGTTCGCGTGCACGTCCATCGCGCCCGAGGACCACGCCACGCACTGGACGCGCAGGTAGCAGCGGGTGCTCGTGCGCCACGACGTCTCCTCGTAGACGCGCACGCCGACGCACCACCTCTGGCCCGTCCCGGTGCTGACGTAGTTGCCCCAGACGGTGGTCATCTCGGAGTAGGCCATCAGTCACCACCTCCCACGTAGACGAGCGAGACGCGGCCGCCGTCCTCGCTGGCGCGCCACTGGTAGCCGCCCAGCGAGACGCGCTGCGCCTCGACGCTGCGGGTCTTGGCGTCCAGGCGCATGACCACGTCCTCGCCGCTCCTGAACTCCTGGGCGGCCGGCATGATGGCGACCGACATGCCGCCGTCAGACTCCCCGCCGGATATGACGAGGCCGTCGGCCGAGAAGTCCATGTGCCGCTCGACCGCAGCCGTGACCTCGCCCTGGGACGCCACGCGGCTGGCGGTCGCGGCCAGGCCGTCCGCCGTCTGCCTCAGCTCCGTGGAGGTGGCATAGGCGCTCATGCCGCTCTTGGTCTGGTAGTTGGACGCCACCGTGGCCCTGAAGCCGTCCAGGGTGGCGCTTGTGGAGGTCGCCTGGCTCATGGCGGCGTCCGCCGTCTCCCACGCCGCGTGGGCGTAGGCGAAGGACGCCACCTCGGTCGGCGTGGTCCAGGCGGCCGCGCCGTTGGAGAGGACGGTGCGGACGCAGCGCCACTCCTTGCCCGAGTAGCCGTCAGGGACGGTCGGCTCGGTGGTGAACCACCCCGAGGGGTCGCCCGTCCCGCTCGGCGTCGGCGGCCTGGACGCGTCGAGGCGCCAGAAGGTCGTGACGGACCTGACGGAGACGCCCTGCGGGCCGGCGTCCCCCTTCACGCCCTGAGGGCCTTGGGAACCCGTGTCTCCCTTCACTCCCTGCGGCCCCTGCGGGCCCTGGGAGCCGGTGTCGCCCTTGTCGCCCTTCGCGCCGTCGGCGCCCGCCTCTCCCGTGACGCGCACCGGCTCGGACGTCTCGGAGCGGCCGTCCCCGTAGGTGACGGTCGTTCGCATCCACGTGTAGGCGCCGCCGGCTGCCGTGGGCGGCGTGGAGGACCACCTGGCGCCCTCGCCGGGCGGCTCTGTGGCGCTCGCGGTCGACGCGTACTCGGCCCTGGTCGAGGTGACGGCCATCTGGCCGGTCTTGCGGGCCTCCTCGAGGGCCTTGCCGGCGTCGCCCGAGGCCTCCGCCACGAGGTCCCTGACGGCGAGCGCGAAGGCCTCGGTAGGCTCGGAGGCGTTGCCCGAGACGTCCACGGCCACCGCCGTGCAGGACAGCTCGGTGCCGGCCTTCGCCCTCATGGAGCAGCTCCCGGCCCGCCTGAGCCTGCCGACCACCGAGCCGCCCGCGCGAAGCTCCACGTAGTCGAGGTCGGCGGGCACGCCGCCCTCGAGGGTGCCGTCCCAGCGGGCGGTCACGTCCCCGGCCGAGGAGGACCAGGAGACGCCCGTGGGGCGGCCCGGCGGCGTGGTGTCGCCGACGAACTGCCGGATTCCCCCGTCCCCGATGACGGTGCGGGTGCCGTCCGGGCTGCGGACGCTGATGGTGCCGGCCGGGGCGGTGGCCTGCCCTCGCGCGGCGGAGAGCGCCCTGGACGCCACGATGGCGGCGGCGCTCCTGAAGTCGGGCGAAAGGTCGCGGTGGATCATCTGCCCCTCCCTAGGTCTCCGCGGGGTCCCTCATCGGGTCGAACTTGAGCCTCACGAGGGTGCCCAGGTCCCCGCTCATCTCCATGAGCCGCACGGGGTACTCCCCGTCGGGGACGGTGGGGAACCCCTCGACGGCCAGCGTCATGGCGTCGCCGGGCCACACCTCGCCGATGCGCGGCACCTGCGGGTCGGCGAGGTCGACGGTGCAGGTCACCTGGCAGATGGGCCACCAGTCGGCCCTGAGCCGCCCCCTCGCGTGGCCCTCCAGCAGCGAGTGGTCGTCCGAGTCGGTGCAGCTCACGCACTCCTCGACGATGGGCCACGGGTCGCGCTGGCGGCAGTAGGTCAGGTCCTCCGCCAGGCACACGTCCGCCTCCTCCTCCGTGCCAGCGCCCGTCGCGTAGACGCGCTCGACGGGCCCGAGGTGCGCCACGATGAGCGAGTGGACGCTGCCCGCGCCGTGGAACCACTGCAGGCGGCGGACGCTGTCCTGCCCCACGTAGGGGTCGGCGTCGCTGCCCGCGACCATGCGCAGGCGCACGTGGTGGGCGTCGGCCATGTACGGGCGGAAGGTGATGTCGGGCCCGCCCTCCACGTTCGCGATCTTCTCGAGGACGTCCGCCGCCGAGAGGTTGGAGACGTTCCAGGGGAAGTAGGAGCGCTCGTGGCCGCCCCTCTCGTAGAAGTCGCACCAGTCGATCGGCAGCGACCCCGCCGGCTTGCCCTCGGTGGCGTACCAGCCCACGTTGGCCGCTATGGCCCGCAGGCTGAGGCTCCCGAGGTACAGGGGCGGCGCGCCCTTGTGGAAGCCGCCCTCGCGCACGACGTAGCGCTGGGAGAGCAGCGTCATGACGCTGTCCAGCGAGAAGCTGGTGTCCAGCGCGGTGTCGGTGCGCTGGCCTATCGCCCCGAAGACGAGCGGCACGGTCGCGCCGCCCTCCTCCCAGCAGAGCACTATCGCCCGCTTGCCGGCGGTCAGCTCCCGCGCCCTCTCGCGGGCGGTGCTGCCCCACACGGCGCCCCACGGCACGGTGATCGAGGACGCCTCGCCCTCGCCCGTGCCCTTGTCCCTCGTGGTTGCGAGGGAGGCGTCGGAGACCGACAGGCTCCACGAGCAGCTGGGCACGTCGATGGGGCGGCGCAGCTCCCCCGTGATGGTGTCGCAGGTGAAGAGTCTCCAGCTCATCCGACGCCGCCGAGGTCGATGACGCGCATGTACTGGCCCGGGATGGAGCCGGCCTCGTACTGGGTGACCACCGAGCTCACGAGGTCGGTGCCGCTTCCCCAGAGGCGCGCCGCGACGGTGTGGTCCCCCTTGGCGAGGTCGAGCGTCCAGAAGAAGGTCTTGGTCTCGGTCACGTAGGGCGTGCAGGAGAACTTGAAGCACTGCTGCACGACGCCGTCGAGCAGCAGCTCGACGTAGCCGGACCCCATCCAGTCCTTGGTCTCGCAGTCGTCGGCCCACACGGAGACGGCCATCATTACCAGCACGCAGCGGTACTTGGTCTCGACGGTGACGCTTGCGGTCGAGAAGGTCCAGGACTCACCCTTGCGGACCTTCCGGTAGTTGGTGGTGTTCAGCCACTCGTGGCTGCCGCGCGCGAGGCCGCTTGAGACGCCGCGCCGCGCCGCGTACTGCTGGCCGTCTGTGAAGTCGTCGTCAGTGGCCTGCGTCTGGCCCTCCCCAACGTAGACGATGCCGAGGCACGTGGCGCCCGCAGGCATGTACTTGGAGATGTCGTCGATGGCTCCCGTGCCGTCGGGGCCGGTGGAGATGCCCACCTCCACGCGGTTGCTGGCGTCCCCCTGCGCGGCGTCGAGCTGCCTTATCCAGAGGAAGTCGGTGCGCGCCTCGCCGCCGCCCTCCTCGCCCGTGACGTCGCCCCCGGGCCAGTAGGTCACGGCCATGCCGTCCGCGTCGCCGCGCCTGGTGACGGCAACGCCCTCGGCGACGTGCCAGCTCATGCCCTTGCCGGGGTTCGCCGTGGCCTCGAGCCCGCGGACGATGCCTTCGCACTCCCAGTCGCCCTCGATGATGCGGCGGTGGGTGAGGGCGTCCATGCCCCTGCCGTCCTTGTCCTGGGCGATGCCGAGGCCGGTCACCTCGGCGGTTATCGTGGATGCCATCCGGCTCCCTCCTAGATGTAGGTGTCCCGCAACTCCACTGAGACGGAGCCCGTGCCAGCAGACAGCAGCACGAGGCGCATGGTCTCGCCCGCGGGCACGCCCAGCGCCCCCGCGCCCGTGAGGCGGCGGGTGACGTCCATGCGGGCGGTTGCCGCCGTCCTCGTGCGGCAGTCGATGGTGACCTCGGTGGTGCAGGTGCCCGCCAGCGAGAGCGTGGAGGACCTCCCCGCGCACGCGGCCAGCAGCTCCACGTCGGCCATGCCGCGCGAGACGCGGATGGTCGGCCATGCGGTGCTCGTGCCGTGGTTGGTCACGGTGCAGACGTTTCGGGCGTCAAGCGCACCCTTGCCGTAGTCGAGCGGGTAGGCGAGGCCAAGCCCGCCCTCTCCGTAGGAGAGGCCCGCCGTCAGGCTCGCGGCTGCGGGCAGCAGCACGGACAGCTCCGCCGCCGTCGCCTGCCTGCGGGGGTCTGGGCAGACCACGGTCAGGTCCATGGTCATGGCCCTCTCGTGCCACTCCGTCCCCACGGACGCGGAGAGCAGCCCCTCGCACCACGTGTCCTCGGAGCCGTCCACGACCCGCAGGCGCACGGTCTCGTGGGCCATGGACAGCACCGAGTCGAGCAGCGCCTTGGTGGCCTCGCGGTCGGCGCCGAGGGCGGCGGCGTGGACGGTGACGGTGCGCGCCGAGTAGAGCGCCATGCCCTCGGCCACGTCGTGGGCGCCGTCGGCGGACTGGCGCTCCGTGAGCGTCCACTTCGGGTCAGGCGTGTCCCACCAGCCCTCGATGCCGTCCGAGGTCACGTGCAGGCCGTCCGCACGGCCGATGCCGTCGAGCCTGACGGCCCTCCCGCCGCAGGACAGCTCGGCGTAGAGCGGTCGCCTACGCATAGCTCATCGCCTCCCTCATGGCGTTGCGGTAGATGACCGGGGCGGCCGCGTAGAGGTCGCTGTCGGAGCGCACGACCTTCGTGCTGAAGCTCTGGTTGACCACCGTCTGGCGGGAGGCGGCGGCACCGGTGGCCGAACCCGCCACCGCGGCCCTGGCGAGGCGAGAGCCGACCGACAGCGTTGGGGAGCCGAACGTGCCGGCAAGCTCGCCCGCCATGCCGGAGACGGTCTCCTTGACGTCCGAGAACCCTCGGACGAATCCCGCGTCGAGCGACTGCATCACGGCGATGCCGTTCCTGACCAGGAGCTTGCGGTCGTAGGACAGCGGGCCCTTGTGCTCCGCGATCCAGCCGCCGATTCCGCCGACGAAGTCCTTGACGTCGTCGAACTTCTGCTTGAGGCCGCCCAGGAAGCCGCTGATGATCGACGTGCCGGCGTTCCACAGCGTCTGGCCGAGGTCTCCCAGGGCGGAGACGATGCGGTCGGGCATGCCGCTCACCCATTCGACCACGCCGTCGATGCCGCCGGAGACGGCGGACTGGATGCCCTCCCAGGCGGAGGACAGGATGGAGCCGATGCCCTCCCAGGCGCCGCTCCAGATGCCGTCGATGAGCGAGAGCGCCCCCTGGATGACGGAGCTGACGCCGTTTATGGCGCCGTCCACGATGGAGCCCATGAGGTCCCAGGCGCCCTGCAGGACGGACTGGATGCCATTCCACACGCCCTGCCAGTCGCCCGAGATGAGGGCCGTCACCGTGTCGATGACCGACTGGATGAGCAGCAGGGCGTTCTCAACGATGGGGCCGACGGCGGACATGACGCCCTCCACCGTCGACTGGATGGCCGGCCACACGCTGTCCCACACGAGCTTTATCGCGTCGAGCGCCACGCCGATGACGGAGCCCATGAGCGCGAGCCCGGACGAGACCACGCCGCCTATCCCCGCGAGGATGGGGGCGAGCGTCTCCGAGACGGTGCCGACGAGCGCCATCACGTCGTCGATCATGCCCTGCACCTGCGGAGGGGCGCTGTCGTAGAGGAGCGAGCCGACGCTCTCGACGATGCCGCCCACGATGTTGAGCAGGACGGGCAGGCCGTTCTGCAGGCAGGTGCCCGCCGACCCGATGAGGTCTGAGAGCGACGAGGAGATCATGTCCTGGTCGCCGCTGCCGAGAGCCGTGAGCCAGTTGTCCCACGCCGCCTGCATCGTGGCGGTGGAGCCCTGGACGGTCGTGGCGGCCTCCTCGGCGGTCGTGCCCGTGATGCCCATGCTCTCCTGCACCACGTGGATGGCGTCCACCATGTCGGCGTAGGAGTCTATGGAGTAGCTGACGGTCTCGCCGTTCGCAGCCTTCAGGGCCTCGGCGTCAGAGAGCAGGCGCTCCATCTCGGACTTGGTTCCGCCGTAGCCGAGCTTCAGGTTGTCCAGCATCGTGTAGTTCTGCTTGCTGAAGCCCCTGTAGGCGTTCTCGATGTCCTCGATGGAGGTGCCCATCTTGTTGGCGTTGTCAGCCATGTCCGAGATTGCCATGTCGGCGTAGGTCGCGGCCGCCTCGGTGTCGCCGCCGAGCGAAGACACGAGCGAGGCCGCGAAGCCCGTGGCGAGGTCCATGTAGTCGTTCGCGCTCATCTGCGCCGTCTCGAAGGCCTTCGAGGCGTTCTCCTGCATCCTCTGGCTGGCCGAGCCGTAGAGCGTGTCCATGCCGCCGACCAGCTGCTCGTACTCGGCGTAGCCGTCGTATGCGCCCTGGACGATGGCCCTGATTCCGTCGCCGGCAGCCTCGGCGAGCTTGGTCGCCATGTTGCCGACGAAGACCCCGGCGGCGGTCTGGAACGCCCCTCCGAAGAGGCCGCCGGAGCTGCTGCCGCCGTCCTTGCCCGCCTGCCCCAGGGTCTCCTTGATGTCGTCGGTCGACTGCTTGAACGCCCCCTTGTCCACCTTGGGGATGATGGACATGTAGGCGCTTCCCATCTCGCTCACGCGGCGTCACCTCCGTCTGCGGGGACCTCGGAGCGCGGGCGCGCCAGGTACTCCGCGTACGCGTCGACGTCCATGGAGACGCCGGCCTTGTGCCTGAAGGGGTCGATTGGCTCGCTGCGCCACGAGTTCACGAGGGCAAGCGTGAGAATCTCCTCGCGCGTCCAGCCCGCCTCCTCGTCCTCCGCCGCGAGGCAGAGCGAGCCCAGGGGCAGGCACGCGGCGCACGCTGCGGCCTGCGGCACGGACACGGTGCCGTCAAGCACGCGGTCCATGTCCATGCCGTAGGTGCGCTGCATGTCGGCCCTGAGCTCGGTCGGGTGGTCGTGCCAAAGGCGCGCGAGGGTCAGGAGTTTTTTGCCTGCTCGCCCGCCTGGCGCATCGCCTTCGAGAGGAAGCGCGCCATGTCGGCGGCGCTGGTGTGGCCGGAGTCGCCGCGGAGGCTCCGCTTGATGGCCCCGTACTGCTCCTCGCCGAAGACGGCCCTCATGAGGCGAGGGAGCACCAGGACGTTGCCGCCCTGCATGTCTCCCAACATCTCCATGACCTCGATGTCTCCCGTCGCCTCACGGTCGATGGTCGCCGGGATGCCGTCGACCCCGACGCAGATCACCTTGTCCTCCGCCATCGCTAGACCGCCTTGGCCTGGTACTTGTAGGCCTTGACGCCCGAGGCGTCCGGGTACGGCGTGACCGTGACCTCGGGACCGAGGGCGGCGCCGGAGCTGTAGGTGTTCGTGCCGATTGAGGTCACCTGGGCGCTCGGCAGCACGGTGCGCTCGATGCGGCCGTTGAACAGGATGTGCTCGAAGACGAAGACGCGCTGCTCGTGCGCCTCGTCGGTGAGCTTGACGCTCTTGACGGAGCCGTCCGTGTCGGTCTCGACGTTGGAGCCGCCGTAGAGCTCCTTCTGCACGGTCGCGTTGCCGTACTCGATGGGCGTGAACACGTAGGTGATGTCGTTGCCGCCCTCGATGGTGATGACGGTGGCGCCGCCGTAGGCCTTGATGGTGGTTGAGTTGATGCTGCCGTTCTCGGCGATGCCGTCCTCGGAGACGTAGCCCCAGGCCTCGAAGGCCCCGTCGAGCGCGGTGGTCGCGTCGGTGGGCAGCGTCGAGCCGGCGGGCGCGCTCCAGACGGCGCCGCCGGCCTTGGGCTTGCTGTAGACGGCGTTCTTGGCTGTCTGTGCCATTCTGCTTCCCTATCTCTCGCTAGGTGTCAAGCGCCCCGCCGTGGAGCGCCTTGTAGATGCTTCTCGGGTTTGCCGCGATGACGAGTCCGACGCAGTAGGTGCCGCCGTCCTTACCGTGCCTGACGGCGACCTGCGTGCCGAAGTTCGGGTTCCTGAGGGCCCTCGGTTGCGACGGGGTCCCGATGCGCGACTCGGCCCTCGCCGCAACCGACTCGGCTGCGGCCATCAGCTTCTCGGAGACCTCTTGGGAGGTCAGGTACTCGCTCCAGAACGAGCGGCTCACCTTGATATCGACGTCGCTCATGCGGAGAACCCCGCGCGCCCGCGCCCCACGCCGAGAAGCACCCTCTCGCCCTTGGTGAGGTAGAAGTCGCCGCCCACGCGCGCGGGCACGGACCACTGCGAGGTCTGGTCGGTGTAGGTGGTCCTCTGCGGGTCGCTCCCGGTGGGGTCGAGCTCGCCCACCATGCGCCGCACGAGGTTGACGGAGAGCATGCGAAGGACCTCCGTCTGGACGCCCGATGGGTCGACCCCTGACGCCTCGCACTGGCCGTCAAGCCACAGCGCGGCGTCTTCCAGCGTCTGCTCGAAGCGCTCGCGCTCGAAGGCGGCGACCTCTCGCCAGGAGCACTCCACGTCCTCTATGGTCGCGTAGGCCATGGCTACTCCTTCTTGGGCGCGGGGCTACGGCGCGTTTTGGCCTTGGCCTTTGGCTTGGGCTCCTCGACGCGCCGCCAGAGCGGGGCGCCCAGCTCGGAGGAGCTGGACACCCTCGCGCCCGTGGGGACGAAGACGTACTCGGCCATGGCTTAGGCGGCCGCCTTGGTGACCTTGGCGAAGGCGGCGAGGTCCATGATGCCGATGCCGTAGACGATCTCGGCGCGGATGGCGACCTGGTTCGTGCGCTGGAGGTCGCCGAGGCCGTCGGGGTCGCCGTACTCGATGACGTGCGCGGCAATCTCGCGCTGGACGCCCCAGCGGAAGGCGTCGAACTGGCCGACGATGCCGATGATGTCGGACGCCTTCGCCAGCTCCTTGCCGGAGACGGTGTCGCCGACGGCGGCGGCCATGCCCTCGAAGCCGTCGAGGCCGGTGCCGTAGCCGAGCTCGGGGTAGATTCGGCGGCCGGTGTTGTCGCGCATGGTGGCGAGGCCGAAGGAGAGCGTCGGGTCGAGAGCGATGCCGGTGGGGGCGTAGCCCGCGGCGATCACGAGGCCCGCGGCGGCCTCGACCGCCTCGTCGTACTTGGTGCCGGAGAGCTGCGCGGCGGACGCGGTGTCGGCGAGGCCCTCGGTGACGGAGGCCGCGGCGGCGCCGGTGAGGGGGTTGGCCTTGTGGATTCCGACGATGTCGAGGGCGCGGCCGAGGGCGACGGCGCAGTTCTCCTGCACGTCGGCCATTACGCCGAGCTGGTAGTCCTCGTCTGCCCACATGACCTCGTTGGAGGTGCGCACGGTCACCTGGAGCTTGACGGGGGTGACTGCCTTGGAGGAGTAGGCGGTCGGGGTCGGGGACTTCTGGACGCCCTCGGCGACGATCTCGGCCTTGGGGGCGAAGGTGAGGACCATGACGTTGCCCTTGCCGAACTTCTGCGGCTTTGCGCCGGAGAGCCGGGCGAGGACGGAGCTGGTCTGGGCCTTCTTGAAGACGCCCGCGACGTACTCCTCGGGCATGTTGAAGTTGCTGGTGATGAGGGCTGCCATTCGGCGGCTCCTTTCTGTCTTGGGGCTGTCTTTCCCGTTACTTGCGGCCGAACGCCATGCGGGCTGCCTCGAGGCACGGGTCCTGCTTCCCCGCCGGGCGGCTGTCGCCCTTGTCGCGGGTCTGGGGGTAGGCCTTGCCTCTGCCACCCATCGAGGCGAGGAACTTGGCGTTTTCGGCCACGTCCCCCGACATGCGGGCCAGCAGGCCGGCGTCCACGCCGTTCTCCTCGGCGGCCTTGGCCACGGCGGCGGCGCGCTCGCGCTCGTCCTTCATGGCCTTGAGCGCGGCCTCCGCCTTCGCGGCCTTGTCCTGGGCCTTCTGTAGCTCGGTCTTGGACGCCTCCTGGGCGCGGTCGTACTCGTCGGCCTTGGCCTTCAGCTCGTCGTAGTCGGCGAACCTCTCGGCGGCCTTTGCCTGGGCGCGCTCGATGCGGCCCTTGATGGCCTGGTCGAACTGCTCCTGCGTGGTGATCGGCTTGAACTCGTCTGACATTCGTCTGCCTTTCTCTTTGGTCCCCTCCCGCTCGGGAGTGTGCGAGCAGGCTTGCCCGGCCTGCGCGGTGGTCGCGGCGGTTGTCCGCCCGCCGCGGGCGTGTATGAAAAAGCCGCCCATGCGGACGGCTGATCTCCCTGTGGCGCCGGCGTTGCGTGCCTGCGCGGCTATGGCGCTCAGGATGTCGGCGCCGCCACAGCAGCACCGGATGCGCTAATCGTCTGCGGCAAGGGCCGCGACAAGGAGCACGAAGAACAACAGGACGGCGAAGGCGAGCTGGCCCCAGATGGGGGCTAGCACGACCCACCACGCCCAGTCGACGAGGCCCGCGAGCTTGAGGCCGATGAAGAGCAGGCCGAGCAGGGTGAAGAACCCGACTCCCCCGCGCGGCGCGTTGTTTTCTGCCATGAGGCACCTCCGGTGTCAAAAAGCCCCTGATGGAGCTTGATTCCCGAGCGGTCGGGGCGGCGGGACTCGAACCCGCACGGGCGAAGCCCACGTGCTCCTGGGGCACGCGCGTCTGCCTGTTCCGCCACGCCCCGGTTTGGGGTAGAATACGAGACGAGGCCCCCCCGGTTGATGATTCCCGGGCTTGGGCCTCACTTCTTTACCAAGGCAATCGTTCCGTCTTTCCCCATCAGGATTGCCGCGTCGAACCCCTTGTCTGCGTGTTGGGCCATCTTCGCGACGATTACCCTCAAGACGGCCTCGTCATCAGCCTTGCCATTCGTATTGTCGACGATGATCTTTGGAGTGCTGTCGAGTGACAGGCCGAGCTCGTGAAGCCTGTCCCATTTGGTGACCGCCTCGTCAAGCCGCTGCCCGACGCGGCGCTCGTCTCCAGTGACAGACTTGAGCTCCCAGAACTCCCCGTTCATCCAAAGGTCGATGTTTGCGGGAGCCGAGCGGTCGGTTGGGATGGGAAACGCCCTGAGACCGCTTTTGGCGAGCAGACTGTGCTCGCGCTTCTCATGGTCGGCAAGCTTGCGCTTCTCCCTTGCCGACCAGCCCTCATAAGAGGCCTCTATCTCGTCCCCGAACAGCCAGTCCGGGTCGCGCATCTCCACCTCGCGGGAGAACTCGGGAGTTCCGGGCTTGGCACCCGTCAGACGCTCGACCTCCTTCAGGCGCGACTCGATTTTCTTCGGGTCATGCCCATCGACCAGCACCTCGTACTGGTCGCCCGAGTAGCCGGGAACCACCTTGCAGGTGCAGTGGTCGTGCCAGCGGTTGAGTGCGCCCGCGCTCTCGCGGGTCCAGTAGACCGCGCCTCGCCCCGCGAGCATGAGGCAGAAGGCGCACGTCTTGCGCCCGCTCGTGACTCGGGCGTATCGCACGCCCTTCTTACGGTCTCGGCGCACGTTCCTGAGGATCGTGTCGTTCAGGCTCCGCATGGCCGAGTCGGCGGCGAAGGAGCCGCACCCCGCGGCGAAGCTGGAGGGGTCGCCCTCCACGAGCCTTGACGCCTTGTAGCGGGCCACCCTGTCCACCTGCGCGTCAGAGAACGCGGGCGCGGTGACGGCGCGGTCGAGCCTGGCCCCGTTGGCCCTGCCCTGCGCGTCGTACCACTCGGCGGCGAGGGCCGCGGCGGAGCGGTCGTAGTCCTGGACGGCCCCGCGCATGATGCGCTTGGCCTCCTCGCGGGCCTCGGCCACGGTCGCGTCGGGGTTGGCCGCGAGCCACGCCGCGACCTCGCCCTCGACCGAGGACCTGGCGCCCTCGCGGATGGACTCGACGGCGGCGTTGTAGGCGTCCCACTGGCTGGCGCTTATCACGCCGCCTCACCGCCGGACGGGATGCGGCGGACGTCCCGGAGAGGTCGAGGCCGGACGCCTGCGCGGCCTGCGCCACGCGCTGCGATGACTCCCAGCGGTCGCGCTCGGACTTCAGGCGCTCCTGCTGCTCCTCGGTGAAGCCTGCCTCCTCGATGGCGACGTCGGAGGTCGCGAGGAACGGGAAGACCGAGGACTTCTTCAGGATGGCGTCGGACTCCGCCGCCGCGCTCATGGTCTCCGGCCTGCGCATGTGGACCATCACCGACCTCTGCGCGTCCGTCAGGCCGTCGATGCCGCAGTCGGACTCCACGGCCATGAGCATGAGGGCGATCTTGCGCAGCGTGCGCGAGTTGCGGGCGTTGACCGACTCGACGAGCGCGATGAGCTTGTCCTTGGCGGCGGTGAGCGCCTCGGCGCTCGTCGGGTTGCTGTCCTGCGTGAGCAGCTCGGAGATGGGGATGGACGCGGCCGCGGCGAAGTCGGTCGCGAGTGACCTCTTCACCGACAGGATCGGCTCCATCGACTGCTGCGTGAAGTTGCCGAACTGAGGCGCCGCGTTGGTGTTCGGGTTCTCGGTGGCGAGTACCGCCGCGTCCGCGCTGAACTTCCACTTCGCGGACGCGAGCGCGTCGTACTGCTCGTCGGAGAGCCCTGTGGCCCACTTCTGGCCGAGGGCGGCGAACTCCGAGGCCACGTGGAGGTTGAGCGCGTTGGCCATGTACTCCTGCACGCAGGCGCGCATGGGCTCCGAGAACCGGGAGCGGCCGAGCGGGTGCTCGCCGTCTGGTCGGAAGACGAGCGCGACGATGCGCGGCTCCCCCATGACGTCGGGGAGCCAGCTGGCCGACCAGGCGCGCGTGGAGCCGCCCCTCGTTATCTCCCAGCACCCGCGCGGGGTGTAGAAGTCGACCTTCGAGGGGACGGTGTCGGAGGCCTCGTTGCCGGTGACCGCCCTGCGGCGGGCGCGGTCGACGATGGCGAACCCGCACGCGAGCCTGTTGTTCGCGTAGTCCCAGACGCCGGCGGCGGAGCGCGAGGTGTGCCAGCGCACGCACGCGCCGAGCTCGTCGCGGCCCACGATGGCGAAGGAGACGCCGGAGATGAGGGAGTCGGTGAGCGCGGCCTGGTAGCCGAGCGCGAGGTCGCACCTCTCGGAGATCTCGCGCATCGCCTCATCCTCGCCGTCGGCGTCGGGACCGAAGACGAATCCGGAGACACGCGAGCGCTCCACCACGGACTGCACCGCGACCTCCGGCCACGGGCACCCGATGCGCAGGTCCTTGTAGCGGTCCGGCACGATGGTCGGCACCTTCGCGAGGGGCACGGTGCCCTCGTATATCTCGTAGAGGCGCTCGTTGCGCGCCTCGTTGGCCGACATGACCATGACGCACTGCCGGAGGTCCTGCGCGTCGGCCGCAGCCATCTCGCCGATGTCGGGGTCGCCGGCCCATTCGAGCAGGGCCGTGTGCACGTTCATAAGCTCGGAGGCGTCGCTCATCCTGCGCGTCCCTTCCGTGACGGGTTCCTTCTGCTGTTCGAGAGCGCCCAAAGCGCGAGGCCGGCCGCCTCTATCGCCTCGGGGTCGTCGCCGCCCCAGCCCCAGCCTCCGGAGCGTCCTATGCGGCGCCGGACGGATGTCGTCGCCGACCTCCCAAGCGCCTCGTCGGCGACGTGCGTGACGGAGCGGGTCTGGATTCCCTCGTATATGGCGGTAGCAGCGCTAACCGCCTGGTCCGCGGTCGGGCGCACGACGTAACCCCTCGGCATGCGGAGCTGCTCGAGGCGCTCGCAGAGCGCGCCTGCGCCCGAGCGGCCGTCGATGGCGGCGCAGCACGCCCCTGCCGCTCGCTGGGATATCCACTCGGCGAGCCAGCCGACGCCGCGCGAAGTCGGCTCGAGGAACCTGAGCTCGATGTGGTCCCCGCCCTCGGGCGGGCGCACCGCGCAGCACAGCGCGACGGTCGAGCCGTCCGCGCTGAACTTGACGCCGTAGGCGACCTTCTCGCCCTCAGACGGCGGCGGGGCCGCCGGAACCTCGCAGGCGTCCCACTGCTCGGCGGTCACGAGCGGCGGGTCGCCGCCGGTGGCCTCGGGCAGCCAGTAGCCCAGGTACTCCTGGGCGGCGCCGAGCTCGTCCATGTCCTTCATGCCGGCGCGGATGGCACGGGCGTCGGCGTGGTGGCCGAGGGACGGCATGACCGCCCACCACCTGGACTCGTCCCAGATGTCGCCGATCTCCGCGACGCCGTACTCCAGCCACATGAGGCCGGCGGCCTCGTCGCCGCCGCGCCACGCCTGCGAGCGCACGTTCCGGAAGACCTCGGCGGGGACCCCGGCGCGAGTGGGGGTGCCGGCATATATGAGCTGGAGGTTGTGCTTCGAGCCGGACGTCGTGGTCGGGTTGATGACCTGCACGTGCACGCCGGCGAGCTCCTGCGCCTCGTCGTACACGACGACGTCGAAGGAGAAGCCGAGGCGCGAGGACTTCGTCCTCGTCGAGAACTGGATGACCCCGCCGGAGCGGAAGCACATCCACTCCTGGCTGGTCTGCGAGCAGACGTCGGCGAGCTGCTCGCGCCACCCCGGCCGGCCGAGCGCCCGGTCGCCCGGGTACTTGCCGAAGATCTCGCGGAAGCGCTTGAGCATCTCCATCGTCGTCGAGTAGTTGTGCTCGGTCCAGAGGACCTTGTAGCCCATCACGGCCGCGAGGAACGACACCCAGACGATAAGGTCGACGCTCTTGCCCTGCTGCCTCGGGACCGACTCGCCGACGCGCGGGTGTACCCACTTGCCGGCGGCGTCGACGGCGCCCATGTCGCAGAGGAATTCGCGTTGCCAGTCGATGAGCTCGTAGCCCATCGACGGGGCGGCGGCCGCGGCGACGTCGCCGAGGGTCCTCTCCCAGGGCTGCGCGAGGTATAGCCTCGGCTCAGCCGAGCTTCGCGGCGATGGCGTCGGCGAACTGCCCGATGAGGTCATTGCCGCCGCCTCCGTCCTGCTCGAGCCTGTCGATTGCCTCAAGGGTGTCCCTGTATTCCTTGGCGAGCCTCGCCGCCGTCGTCGGCTCCGCGTCGTAGAGCTGCCGCTCGAGGATTGACCTGACCCACCGGAGCCGGCCGAGCGTGTCCTGCCTGCCGTCCTCGAAGTCCCGGGGAGGCGCCTGGCTGAGGTCCACGCGGCCGCTAGCGTGTGCCGCCTCCGTGGACTTGATGGCGCCGCACTCCTTGAGCTCCTTGATGAGCTTGCAGACGCCGGAGCGGGAGCGGCCGAGCTTCTTCGCTATCGCCGCAGGCCCGAGCGCCGGGTAGGCGTTCCTGACGAACTCCCGCTCCTTGGCGGTCCACGCCGTTCCGCGCCTTCCTGTGGACTTCGTGGACACTCCATGGACCCCCTTCTGTGGACTCGGTTTCGGGCCCTCCGCAAAATGGGCGCTACGCCTGGGGGGACGCCGCGCGGGCCGGGGAGGGGTACGTCCCCACCCGAAGCCCGCTTACCATTGCCGTGAAGTGACGCATCCCCCACCCCCGAGGCGGCGGGTTGCCTTCACCGTCGTCGGTGCCGCCACCTTCCGCAGCGGCCTGTTGCCGCGCCGCTCGTTGCAGATGCGGTGCGCGGGCGCAACGTTGCCGCGGTCGATGGGCGAGCCGCCCTTGGAGACCGGAACGATCTCGTCGACCTCGAAGCTCCACGGGTCGCCCGCCGGCAGCGAGTAGTCGATGGGCCTGCCGCAGATGTGGCACGGCAGGCACTGGGCCTTGAGCCACGCCCTCACCTCGCGGCGGGCGTGCCCGTTGGAGTAGCGGCTGGGCGTGCTCATCGGCAGGGCGAGCCGTGGTTCTCGAAGCACCAGCGCATGCCCTCGTACCTGGCATCGCACACCCGCTTGGCACAAGGCTTTGGCACAGTCCCGACCTCGGGCCTGACAACCACGCCCAGGGCGCGCAGCATCGCGCGGCTCATCACGGTGTCGTGGCGCAGGGCGATGGACTCGATGACGCGGAGCGGGAGCATCGCGCCTCCTCAAAGAGAAAGGCCCCGGGACTCCCCAGGGCCTTGCTTGGATTCTCTCGTGCGTGTCGCACAGACTACGTTGTATCACGCCAATGCCCGGCATGTCCCGGCACAACCCGGCACGACACGGCATGACCCGGCACGGTTTTCACGCGCCGGCCCGCTCGCGCTCCATGTCGGCGCGGACGAGCTCCTTGATATAGCCGGCCTTGTTCTCCTTGCCCGAGAGCCATTCCCATATGTCGGCCTCGGCAGGGTAGAACCTCACCGCGACCTGCTTGACCGACCTCTTGCGGTAGGCCTCCTGCGCCCTCCTCTGCGCATCGGTGAGAGCCATTACCTCCTCCCTCCCCTGTTGTGCAGCCACGCGCCGAACGCGCCCGCGGCGAAGCAGACGATGCAGATGGCGATTCTTCTTGCAACCATGGTTTCCGCTCCTTATGATTCGAGAAGAGGGACCCGCCCGCCCGGCGGGTCCCCATGAGCTAGGGCTTGAAGTGCTTGCCGCGCTTCCTTGCCCTCTTGTCCTCCTCGCGGGTAGCGAACTTAGCGCCGAGCCAGGCGCTGAAGACCGCGAGGAGGACGTCCCACAGTTTGTCTTGCAATTTGACCACCTCCCTTCCCCTCGTGACATTTATTATTATAGGGCAATCCATATCTATATGCAAGGGCAATCCCTATATTTCTTATCAAGAAAATACCCCGCCGACCTGCGTCGGCGGGGTCAGTTTTACTCTTCCGACAATTCCTGTTCTGACTTGTCTGGAACCAGCTCGGAGTCCCCTTTTCGGGTCTTTCTTGATCTACCAACCGTCAAAGTTGCAACGTTAACGGCTGCGAGGCCGCCAATCATGGCGGCGGCTGCCGCTTGCTGTCCGCGAGCGGCAGCAAAAGACGCGCCAACGACTAGCGCCAAATTGACAGCAATTGTGCCAAGCTGAGCAATCGTCATTTGGCTTCGCTCGATTTCAACGAGCTTATCGAGTCGATTGCTCTGATCAGAGTCGAGCCGAATTGAACTCTCGATAATGGCGCTGGTGTTGTCCGCACCCTGCTTTGCCAGCTCCACAATCTCCCTTTGAACCCAATCAGGATACTTATTGAAGGACTCGGGCGGCGGGAGGAGGCCTTTCCAGCGCATCTCCCTTATCTCGGCAATGATCTCAGCTCGCTTTTCAGGAGAAGCATCCGCGAGTACAGCGTCTATCGCATCGCTAGCTTCCGCTCCTCCTTGAGGGCAAATTCCTCCCTGATCATCCTCGATGCCATGACGGTGACCATCGAATCCGTGCTCTTCCTCGTGAGGTCCGCGGCTCGCTGAACTCTCTTGCTCATGTCGAGGCCCGGCCAAATCGGGAGCTTCTTTAGCGTCGAATCCATTTTCCATACCTCTCCTTTCGGGTCCCGGACGATGTCAGTATATTACGTGCCGGATAAGCGCGCACCACAGCCCACTAACTAGCACTTAGGTATTTACCCCACCTCCGCCACGCCAAGCCCGTGGACCATCCCCCACATGCCGTAGGCGTCGCACATGTCCATGGCCTGCTCGGCCTTCTGGCGCGCCCACCTGTCGGTGACGCCGGCCTCGCGGCAAACCTCGGGCCACGTCGCGGCCGCGCAGAAGCGCCACCACATGACGTCGGCCGCGGCCCCGCCCATGAGGGCGTCGATGCCGCCCATGCCGGTCTGGCCGTCCCCGTAGATGACCGACGTCGCGCAGTCGATGAGGTCGTAGTCGGCCTCGCGCCGCGCCTCCACCCGGCGCTCGAAGTCGATGCGTGCCTCGGTGCGCCTCATCCCGTTGACGTCCCTGCTGGAGCCGCGGCCCTGGGCGTCGTAGCCCTGGGCGCGGACGCCCTCGGACGCCTCCATCTCCGCGAGCCTGCGCGAGATCCTGTCCGCGTCGATGCTCGCCTCGCGCGCCGCCTCGAAGAACTCCCTCGCGTTGGCGTAGCCGCTCTCTGACATCAAGAAGACCCCAATCAGCCGTCGTCTCACCCGCCTGTACATTCTACCTGCGCGTATATGCATCAGGGCGCAGGCGTCGCCGGTCCATCCAAGCAACGCGGCGAGAAGGGCGGCCGTACACCTAACTTGCATAACTCTCTTAACCAATACCCCTTAAATCGGACAATTAGGCGTTGTCCGCACCGGGAACGGGCGCAAAGAATGGCGGCGTGCCGCGCGACCAGCGGGAAGGCTCCCCCGTCGGCGCCGCGCCGGGAAGCCTGCCGTGGTCCTGCCGTGGTCCTCGCCGCCCGCGCGCCAACGTTACCCGCCGAAGGACTCCGCGATGCCCCTGTCCCGCGCCGCCGTCGTGCGCCCGTAGATGCCGAGCGTGGTCTTCACGTCCGCGTGGCCGAGCCGGGCCCGAACGTCGGCGATGGTGAAGCCGCGCTGGAGGGCGAGCGTGGCGTGCGTGTGCCTGAGCGCGTGGGGCGTGATGTGGCGCACGCCGGCCTCCGCGCAGGCCGTGCCCAGGGCATCCCGCACGGAGGCGGGCCGCATGATGGCCCCGTCCGGCGAGAGGAGGGCGTCGTCCGGCAGCTTGCCGGCGGCCATGATGCGCAGGGCCGGGACGATGCGGGAGGGGACGGCCAGGCGCCTGTCCTCCCCTCTCTTGGCCGTGGGCTGTCGGAAGACGCCGCCGCGCTCGCAGACGGTGCCGCAGACGTAGACGTCGGGCACCTGGGGGCGGAAGTCCCGCACGCGCAGGGCCAGGGCCTCGCCAAGGCGCATTCCCGTGCAGGCGATGAGGTCGAGCGCCGTCATGGCGCACTGCCACTCGCCGTATTCGCCGGCCTCCGGCTCGTCGGCCCTCAGTCGCGCGGTGAGCGCGTGCAGCTCCTCCTCGTCGAGGGCCTTGCCGGAGGCGTCCGGGTTGCCGGCGCTCGGGTGGATCGCGTCCGCGGCCGGGTTGGAGCGCACCCACCCCTGGCGGGCCATCCACGAGAAGGCGCCGCTCATGAACTGGTGGTAGCCGTTGACGGTCGTGGCCGAGAGCCCCCGCGAGAGGAGCCGCGACTCGACCGACGAGACCATGGCGGGCGTCACCTCGCAGGCGGGCACGGCCGGGAAGACCTCGCCCAGGCGCCGCGCGTACCCGAGGTAGTCGTGCGCCGTGTTGGCCTTGGGGGCGCGGCCCGCGGCGCCCTTCTCGGCGACCTCCTCGGCGTAGCGCGCGAGCGCGCCCTGGATGGACGCGCCGGACGCGCCGGCGGCGTAGGCATCCGCCATGGCACGCGCCTCCTCGGCGTCCCTCGCCCCGGGGAAGGCCTTGACCTTGCGTGCGCGGCGGCCGGTGGCGGGGTCGACCGGGAAGATGACCCTGGCACGCCAGACGCCGTCCCTGCCTTGGTAGACGCTAGCGCCCGCCATCGCACCTCCAATCGCCCGTGATCAATCTGTGCGCATAGTTGTTCGCCTTGCCCAGGTCGATGGCCGGGTCGTCCTTCTCCCCGGCCCGGTCGGCGTACCTGAGAATCTGCCCGAGCAGGAAGGCCTCGCGCGCTGGCAGCCCGTCGATGACGGCCTCGATCTTGGCGATGGTCTCCACGGCGCCCGACGTGTACCAGCCAGGGTCATGGACGGTCTCCTTGGCGTCGGTCATTTGACCACCTCCGCCCCGCAGTTCCGAGAGCACGACGGCATGAGCGGCATGTTGAACGGCTCGCCATACTCGCCGCACTCGAAGGTGTCCCGGTATCTGCTCGCGTTCCTGCACGTCGGGCGGTCGGTTTTACAATCAACCAGCTTGCCGATTCGCTCAATGGCTTGGTCTGGCGTGTGCCCGTCCCACTCTGGCGCACGGTCAACCTCCTTGCATCGGAACAGATTCCAGTAAGGCTCTACGTCGTAGTGGTACGTCGCTTGCCCGTCTGGAGTCTCGATGCCGACAATGAACATCCCGTCGTACATGGTGCCATCTGCGTGCAGTTTGGATTTCCACGCTCGGGCTGCGAAATTCTCGACGATGACGGAGAACAACACGGCTCGGTGATGGTAAAGCTCATTGAATGTGTGGTATCCGTCTGAGGTGTTTCCGTCGATAGGTTGCGGCTCGACGAGGTCGGCCAGGCGCCTCAACACGCCACGCCAGCTCGTGTCCTTGGCGCTGGTGACCCTCGCCAGCGCCTTTTGAAGGGTCTCGCTGCCCAGGCTGTCCGCGGCGGTTAGCCGCAGATCATCGGCGATTCTCTTCCGCTCGTACCTACTCGCCATAGCACGCGCCCTCTTCCCCGCCGTCTCTGAGCAGGAGCCCGACCTTCGCCAGCCTCCTGCGCATCTCGTCCGCCTCCGCCTCGGCGCGCTCGGCCCGCCCGCGCAGCTCCGCCGCCTCGGCCACCGCCTCGTCGCGCTCCCGCGTGAGCCTTCCGACCTTGTCGGCGACCTCCGCGGCCAGGGCGCCCCTGCCGCGCGGCGCGATGAGGTCGGCGAGCACCTCGGGGAGCGTCGAGTCCTGGTTCCTCTTCCACCACGGCCCGAGCGCTGTCACGACCTGCGCGAGGGGCGTCTCGCAGCCCTTGCGCCCAGGCGCCGAGCACGCCTGGAGCATCGCCACGACCTCGCGCCTCACCTCGTCGCCCGGCTCGCGCAGCTCGCCCTTGGCCCTCGGCCTGCAGATCCCGCCGTCCGGCACCGCCCGGCCCAGGTCGATGGCCGGCGGCAGCTTGTCCTGGCCTATCCTCATCGCAGTCTCCCCTCCGACGCCGCCTGCGCCTCCGCGCCCCACTTGGGCAGCCGCGAGATGCACTCCCGGCACCGGCGCTGCCCGGCGCGCTCGGCCTCGAACTCGCGGCCGCACACGGCGCAGCGCGCGGTGAACTTCACGGTCTTCCTGCCCTTCGACTTCCTCCCAGCCGCCAGGCAGTCGGGGCAGGTCTGCGCCCTGCGGCAGCACGAGGCGTTGTCCTCCCTCGCCGGCGGGACGAAGAGCCGCCCGCAGACCCCGCACCGGCGCGACGCCGCCGCCTCGGCGGCGACGATGGCCCGGTCCAGGCTCACGGCGGCGACGGCCGCCGACAGCGTCTCGGCGTCGCGCCACTCCGGAGCCCCCGGCCCGTTGAGCAGGCCGAGGAGCGACCTCGGCACGGCCACGAGGTTTTCCGGCGAGAAGTTCGAGTGGTCCCGGTCGGCGAAGACCACGACGCAGCCCTCCGGCACCGGCCCGTGGGCCCTCTCGTAGGCCAGCACGTGCTTCATCCGCCAGTTGTCCTTGCTCTGGGGCACCCTGGGGTGCTCGGCGACCTTGACGAGGACGTAGCCCTTGCCCGTGTCGCGCTCAGAGCCGACCGGCGAGGGCGGCTTGCCGCCCCCGTGGGACCTGCGTGCCTGCCGCCCGTTCGTCGAGCGCCACAGGCTCACCTGGGAGCCGGCGAGCGGGAAGCCGAAGGCCCACTCGAACTCCATGGAGAGGAGGGCGGCCTCCTGCCCGCGGTCGTGGGCCTCCATCCACGCCTGCTTCTCTGGCTCGCGGGACCAGCGGACCGCGCGCACCGCCCTCTCGGGCAGCGCAGCGCCCATCTCCGGGCCCGTCACGCGTCCAGCATCCCCTTCGGTATCCTGACGGCCTCGCCGCAGGCGGTCCCGGCCTTCGCGGCCTCGAGGATGAGGCGGTTGTTGTCGATGACGGCGCCCGCGAGCTCGCGTATCGACTTGGCGCGCGATATCTCCAGCTCCATGGCGTCCGGGTTGCCCTGGTCGACGCCCTCCAGGCGCGCTATCTGCTCGAAGAGCGTCTCGTTGACCCTCGTGAAAACGTTCATGGTTCTCCCAAAATGTTGAAAACCTGTCGAAGGATTGTTGAAAGGTCGGTTTCCCTACTCACAAGTAAGGGGGAGGGTTTTTTATTTCATATCTCTTATCTAATATCTACGGCTTGATATCAGGCTTGATATTAGAAGCGTCCCTGGCGGCCCTAGCCTTCTCGGCCCTGTCGCATTTCCGCAGGTACTGGTCGTAGAACTCCGCGACGCGCTCGTTCGCCGCCCTTCCCTCGGCCCACATCTCGTGGTCGAAAAGGCCCGCTTTCTCGCACGTTTTCAGGAGCTTTTTTGCCCGGATTTTGCCTAAATTCAGGTCGCAGGCGACCCTGCGGGTGAGCGAGTCGACGCCGATGAAGACCTGACCGTCGTTTATCGCCGTGTACATCTCGATGATGGCGGCGATCCAGACGGCGACGCCCTCGGCGCCGGCCTCGTCCAGCACGAGCTGCACCTTGGGGTCGCGCAGCATGTCGAGGTCGAGCTTGCACCACCTGATTCCGCGGCGAGACACCTATGCCCTCCTCTCCAGCTTCTCCCGCTCCTCGTAGTACAGGCACCCGGACCGCTTCTCGCCGGGCGCCCTCGGCAAGAGCCGCCTCGTGCACACCATCGCCGCGGCCCAGCAATGGCGGCACCTCGAGCACTCGCAGGGCCTCAGCGGCGGCTTCTCCGGCGGCGTCAAAACGGGATGTCCTCGTCGTAGACGTCAGCCGGCGCGACGGGTGCCGCCGCCACTGGCGCCGCGGCCACGGGAGGCTGGGAGGGCGCCGCGCCCGCCGCCTTCGCCCGCTCCCCGCACACGACGACGTCGTCCGCGACGATCTCGACGCGGTAGTGCCGGGTCCCCGCCTCGTCCTCCCACGTCCGCTGCCTGACCCTGCCGCCGAACACCGCGCGCGAGCCCTTCGAGAGCTGCCGCGCCGCGGCCGCGGCCACCCCGCCGAACGAGACCACGTCGAGGTAGCTCGCGTCGTCCACCCACGCGCCGTCGGCGCCCCTCTTCCTGTCCTCGGTGGCCAGGCGCACGGTCATCACGTCCAGGCCGGAGCGGGTCGCCCTCAGCTCCGGGTCCTTGCAGAGCCGCCCGCTCACGACGACGCGGTTGATTCCAAAGCCCATGTCAATCCCCCTTCCGCGCGGGCGCGTCCCTGAGGACGCAGCCCTCCACGATCATCCGCGAGGTCCACCCGAGCCGCCTGAGCATCCAGGCGACGCCCCGGGCGGCGTCCTCGACCCTGCCCCTCTCGCCCTCGACCGCGATGGAGCGCGGCGGGACGTAGCGGTGCCCGTCCTTGGGGCTCTCGGCCCCCTCGTCCTGGTCGAGCACGTAGGTGTAGCGGACGCCGGGCACCGTCCGGCGGGCCAGCGGGTCGCCCGTCTCCTCGGCGTAGGCCATAAGCTCGTCGAGCGTCATCACGCCGCGCGGCCTCTCGCGGGCCGCCCCCTCGCCGCCCGCCTCTTCCGCCTGTGCAGGCACGCTTCCCATCTCTTCCTCCACTCCTATCTCTCGTTCGAATCCAGCCAGTCGTCGACGGCCTCGACCGTGACGCGCCTGCCGCGCTCGCAGCCCGCAGGCCTCCGCCATCTCCCGCGCGGTCACTTCACATCACGTCCCAGTGGCCGATGACGGCCAGCGAGAGGACGAACCACGCGACGGCGAACCACATGGGCGGCTTCCACTCGAAGATCAGCCAGCACAGTGCGCGGTCCAGCGCGCCGGCGATTCTCCAGATAGCGGCGCTCACTTCTCCTCCCCGTCGGCGACAGGGGTGCACGAGCGCCAGTACTCCTTGATCCAGGCGTCGGCCTCCGAGGCCAGGACGCGCCTGCCCCGGGTGTTGCCGGCAGGCATGTAGGTCCTGAGCCTGCCGGCGCCGATGTCCTTGTAGAGCCCGTGCACGTCCACGCCGGTGAGCGTCGACAGCTCACGGACGGTGTAGCTCGCGCGCATAGTCTCGCCGGCGGCCTCGCAGAAGGCGTCCAGCGCGTCGTTGTCGGTCAGCATGCGGTCCTCCTTAGGTCGAGCCCCTCCTCGTCTGGCTGGACGGGAAGGGGCCTTTTTTGTTGCGGTTGTCCGGGACGCATCCCGGCAGTTCCATGAGCGCACCGCGCCGCCGGCCGCGACGGTGGACAAAAGCACCTGCGGGCAGGGGAAACGCCCCGGCTGGCGGCGTGGTGCGCTCACGTTTTCCGAGAGCCCCCTGCGGGAGGCGCGGGCACGGGCGAGGGGTCTATGAACCCTCCGGCTCCCGTTTCGTCCCTAGCCGTGGTGCGGGTGGTGCTGTGGGGTGCATGGTCTGAGTCGCAGGAGAAAGGAACTTCGGCGGCGGTGAGGCCGCCCGGGGCACACCCGCGCTCCCCCGCAGGGGGCTCTCGGTCAAAGACGTGGATGACGGCCGGTGCGGCGGCCTAATATCTCCCCGGAGGGGAGGTGATCCAATGGACGAAAAGAAGAACTGGGCAATCGAGAAGGCGATCGAGCTGACCCGCTCCGCGCTCGAAAGCCCCACCGGAAACAACGACGACATGCTCCACCCCGGGCAGGCCGCTAAGTTCCTGGACGCAATGTACGAGAAGATCGTTGAGCTGCAGGGAAGGTAAACCCTTGCCCTAGATGCTCCTGAGGAGGGTCGAGGCGAGCTCGGCGAGAAGCGCCATCTCGTCGTACTCCGCCTTGCCCTCCTTGACAAGTGATGCGAGGTGCTCGACGCACCCCGTGAGGCTGTCGACGACCGCGCGCCGGTTGGCGGAGAAATCTTCACCCATACGCGGCTCCTTCCCGGCCGCCGCATCGCCCGTCATCCGCGTTTGTTCCCGTCCTTTTCGGCGAGGGCGGCGCGCCATTCAGTTGTCAAGGTGCTCGAAGCGCAAGGCTTCGCCCGGCCCCCTCGAAAGAGGGCATTGCAGTGCTTGGTTGTGCAAAGGGTTGTGCTAAGCGCCGTAGCGCTTAGCGAAATAGACCTGGCCCTTGCCCGTGACCTTCGGGGTCCGGTTGATAGTCACGTGGCCGTCGGAGTGGGTGACCGCGGTCTCCTTGATGCGGAACAGGCCGAGGTCCATCGCGCGCTGGGTGGGCACGTTGCGGTTCTGCCCTACGTTGCCCAGGTAGCCGTCCTCGCGCAACATTGCGAAGAGGCGGTTTTGCCCGACGTCGACCCCGTTCTGGCGCATCATCTTCGCGAGCTCGCCCACGAGGCAAGTGCCGTCGCTCGCGGCCACCGCGTCCGCGAACAGGGCCTTCGGCTCCAGCTCCGCGATGCGGTCGCGCTGGCGGTCGATGGTCTGCCGTGCGAGGAGCACCGCGCGCGCCATGGTCTCCTCGGGCGTCTCGTCGTCGCGGGCGACCATGTAGCCGCCGTCGCGCCTGAGCGCGGGCAGCACCTCGTGGGTAACCCAGCGCTTGAAGGCCTTGGCCTCGGGGACGCGGGAGCCGAGAATCGCGGAGTACAGGCCCGGCTCGGTGATGACGGCCATCTGCTGCTCTCCTCCTGGGGTACGCACTGAGCGCGTACCCTTCTCGTCCTCCTCGAGGCGGCGGGTCATGTCGCTCGCCATGCGGTAGCCGAGAATCTTGGCCACGTCACCAGCCACGAACATCGGCTCGCCGTCCTCGCCGCGCACGGCGCGGACGGTGCCGAACTGGTCGTTGGTGAAGCTCTGAATCTCATTCATGTCGGTACCTCCCCTCTAGTCGGATTCCAGGAACAGCCACAGCGCCCAGCCGAGGCCCACGAAGAAGAACGCGCCGAGAAGCGCCGTCCCCCTGTACGGCTCGGCCAGAAGCGCGGCCGCCACGTTCAGCGTGATGGCGAGCGCGAATGACGCCCACACCGCTAGGGCGCCGGCGCTCATCGTCCCCACCCACACAGGTCGTTGGGCGTGCAGCCAAGGGCTGCTGCCAAAGCGACGATCTTGTCGGCACCCGGGGTCATGTCTCCGGATTCGTAGCGGACAAGAGTCCCGATATTCACGCCGATTCGCTCAGCGACCTCGTTCTGAGAGAGATCAGCCCTGGCGCGCGCGGCGCGGATGTTGCTCGCAAACTCGCTAACGTTCGTCATCGCCATCACCTCCAAAAGACGTTTTTCTGTCTGTCGCAAACGACTATAGACGGTTTTCCGTCTGTGTCAACGGATAAGCAACATTTTTTTGCGTAAAGACGTTTTTTTGTTTACTATTCGCATTAAGCAACAGCCCAAAGAGAAAGGACTAGCAATGAACCTTCGCCTGAAAGAGCGCAGGGAGTCCCTAGGGCTTACTCAACAAGAGTTGGCAAAAAAGGTTGGAAAGTCCTTCAGGACTATTCAATCTTGGGAACGCGGCGAGAGCTATCCAAACGCAGAGTTCGTCGTTGTCCTCTGCAAGATATTTGATATTGATCCAAACGAACTTCTCGGCTGGTACATAGATCACCCCGAGGATAGGCCTGTACCTCTAAAGCCTGATCCTTTGGCATCGGAGCTAGTCAGTTGCTACTCGCAGTGCACGGTTGATCGTCAGGCCGCGCTCATCCAGTACGCGCGGGATGCCGCGCTTGCATCGGGAGAGACGGTCGAATGTTCTCAGCTTCGAGCTGGCAAGGCTAGCTAAGCACCCTCAAAAATCACTTTGATTGGCGGACTCATGGGAAAGTTGCTCGACCATCTAATCAAACTGTGCGATTCGTCCAAACGGGAAAGCACCAAGAAGGTAATCTCCGTTGACGGAGACGAGGAATGCACCGTCTACGTCTATGACGAGAAGCCGTTAGCAGCAATACGTAAAGGACAAGAGTTTTATGTAGATGTCCTTCCACGAGATACGGCGCTGCGCAGTCGCTCAACAGGCGCCGTGACAAATACGAGAGAGATGAAATGCGCTGCCCTCTCATACAACGGTACAGTTTTTGGCTCGACTTCCTTTTCTCTCAATGTGTTAAAGGATATGAGGAATAGCGGGTTCGAGTTCAAACTTAAGGTCAAAAAGACAGGGATGTACTCTCGTTCGGTACCCGAGCTCGTTTCAATGACAGTAGAGCCTCGGCTCATTAACCTTTGGTGGTCAATGAGGAATGAGTCTCATGAAGATATCCCATTAGATATTGAACTTATAGAGAAAGAGCGCGAGTCGCGCAACGCAAGCATCAAGTCAGAGCGCATTGCGAAGAGGCTTGGCGTAAGAAGAGGTTCCTTCGACAAAGAGCTTCGGTTCTACGTAGACAAGTCTTGGCCTACGAACGTGACGTTCCCCAGAACCAAAAGGTCGTTTGTCCCCAGTTTTGAAATCGTTCCACCGAAAAGGGGGTCAAAGGCGAAACCTCACATCGATGTGTATGAGGGCAATACCGTTCTGTTTAGCGTATCCGCAAGACACGGCGACAAGTACCGAGAAATGCTCGAACTTCTCGATAAGCCATGCACCGCAGTCCTAATTGCTGATTTCTACCAGGACGGAGATCTGGATAACAAAATGCTGTTCTTGCTCTTCAAAGTCGAAGGCGAACAATGAATGCGCTGCTCTCGGGACCGGTTGCCGAACGTGGTGCGGTTTCGGAGGCGGTGTAGGTGATGGGATTCTGGTGACGGCTCGACACCGTGACGGGATTCGGGTATATTTGGCGGCGTGATGAGGCCCGGCGACGGTACGTCCGGCCGGGTCCGAGAAGGCCGCCCTACGGGCGGCTTTTCTCGTATTAAGGGGGCAATCCCATGGACAAGCCATTCAAGACGATAGACGAGCAGGTTGCGATTCTGGAGTCGCGCGGCATGCGGACGGATGCAAAGACCCCGTCCATCCTGCGGCGCGAGGGCTACTACTCCGTCGTGAACGGTTACAAGGCCCTGTTCCTCGACGGCTCCGGCGCAGACCGCTATCTCGACGGTACGACCTTCGATGACGTCTACCGGCTCTTCACGTTCGACCGAGACCTCCGCATGACGATGATCAGATACTTCGCCCAGGCGGAGGCCGCCCTGAAGACTGCCTGCGCGTACCAGTTCTCCGAGAGGCACGCAGGAGAGACGGAGGCCTACCTGAACCCCCTCAACTACAGGCGAGACAACGGCTACCGGCGCAAAGTGCGCGACCTGATAGAGGACTTCAGGAAGGTGCTCCACAAGGGCGACTACGACAGGGGGCCGTTCAAGCGCGAGTACATCGAGCACTACGTGAGGAACCATGACGAGACGCCTCTTTGGGTTCTCACGAACTTCCTCATGCTCGGTCAGATATTCAAGTTCTACGAGTACCAGACCGACAGCATGCGGAACTCGATTGCCAAGTCCTTCTCCGAGCTCTACGAGGAGTCCTACGGGACGCGGATTCACATAAGCCCGAGGCAGCTGAGACTGGCCTACGACCACATCAAGGACTTCCGCAACATCTGCGCCCACGACGAGAGGCTGTATTGCGCGAGGGTGTCCCCAAGCCGGGACGTCACCTTCGCCAACCTCCTGGACGACCTCTCCCTAGTGCTCACCAAAGAGGAGAACACGAGGATGCAGGCCGAGGTGATTCACCTCATCCACGCGGTCTTGAACGACCTTGGCCCAGACGTCGCGCTGCCGGTCCTTGACGCGATGGGCGTAAAGAGCCTCGAAGACACGTTCTTCTCGATTACCGGCAAGTAGGCACCGACATCAACTAATCGACAGACCAGCGCGCGGCGCCCGCATCGGCGGGGCCGCGAGGACAACCATACCGATTGGAGGCACCATGGCACGGCAGAGGTCGAGCTTCGGCAGCGTCACGAGGATGGGCCGCGACCACTACCGGCTGCGGTGGTGGGCGGACACCCCCGAGGGCCGCAAGCGCCTCACGGAGATGTTCGACGGCACCCGCCGCGAGGCGGAGCGGCGCATGGCCGAGATTCGCGTGGGGACGAAGGAGCGCCGGTGCCCCACCCTGGGCGAGATCTGGGAAGAGCACGAGCTGCCCCACCTGGTCAAGATGCGCGGGGAGGACCGCATAAGCGAGCGCACGCTCCAGGCGTACACGCGCAGGTGGGAGGCCGACGTGGCCCCGAGGTGGGCCGACGTGCCCGCCGACATGGCCCGGCCGGCGGACATCCAGGAATGGCTGCTCACCATGACGCGGAGCATGGGAGAGCTGTCGAAGGCGGTGCTGTCGCTCACCTACGAGCGCGCGGTCATGCTCGGCATCCTGGACGCGAACCCCTGCGCGCGCAGGTACGACCTGGGGCCCGCCACCAGGCGGCCCAAGGTGGCGTACACGCCCGAGCAGCTCGACGAGGCGTGGGAGGCGGTGCGCGGCACGGTGGCCGAGGCGCCCTTCCTGCTCATGGCCCACGCGGGGCTGCGGGTCGGCGAGGCGTGCGGAATGCGCACGGCCGACGTCGAGCCACGGGAGGGCTGCGCCGTCCTGCACGTCAGCGCGCAGCTGAGGCAGGACGGCGAGGTGAGCGAGCGCATGAAGACCGCGGGCAGCCGCCGCACCGCGGTCATCGAGGAGCCGTGGGCCTCGCGCGTGCTTGAGCTCGCGGGCGGGACCTACGTGAACGAGCGGCAGGACGGCACGCCGGTGCCCTCGCGCACCGTCACCGACCGCTGGAAGAGGTGCGTCGAGGCGGCGGGCCTGCCCGTGGCGCCGATGCAGTGCCTTCGCCCGAGCTACCAGACGAACCTGCACTGGCAGGGCGTGCCCATCGAGCAGACGAGCCGGCTTTTGGGCCACACCGCCACGAAGATGACGCTGGAGAACTACGACCGCCCCAGCGACGACCAATTGGTTAACGTGGTGCTATCGCACGGCGTGGTCGCGAGCACTTAG